GACACGCCAAGACGACCTGGGCCAACACCATCCTAATGACCTGGCTCATTGCCCGGAACCCGCATCTGCGGGTAGGGATGATCAGTAACACCTATAAGCAGGCAGCCGACTTCAGTCGCGCCATTCGCTGGACGATGGAGGCCAATGAGCGCTTCCGCGAGGTGTTCGGTGATCTGACCGCGGGCTCGCCGAAGATGACCGATGCCGCCTGGATTCTGCCCGGCTCGAAGATGGCGGGCACCAACAACACCACCATGTACGCCCAGGGGGCGGGTGGCGCGATCATTTCAAAGCGATTCGATCTGATCCTGTGCGACGACATCCTCGACGAAGAGAACACGGTCAACATCGAGCAACGCGAGAAGGTCGACGGTTGGTTCTGGAAGACGCTGCGGCCCTGTCTGGTGCCGGGTGGCACGATGCTGGTCATTGGAACTCGGTGGGCTGAAGGTGACCTGTACGAACAGCTTATCAACCCACCCGAAAAAGAAGGCCGCGGCTGGACCCATTTGATTCGGGGTGCTCTAACGGAGAGCGAGGACGGGGAGCTATCCGCCTTGTGGCCAGAGGTCTGGCCCGTCCCCAAACTCCTCGAAGAGCGGGCGAACATGGGATCGGACCTGTTTGCCTGTTCTTATCTCAATGACATTTCGGGCCTGATGCGGGGCAACGTCTTCCAGCGGGAATCGTTTCAGTACTTCGACCAGCTCGATCCCAATAAGCGTTACACCATTCGGATGGGAGTCGACCTCGCCAGCTCTGAGAAGGAGCGAGCCGACTACACCGCCCGGGTCACGACTGCAGAAGATGAGGAGGGGAACTTCTACGTCTTAAGCGTTTACCGCGATAAGCGCGAGACCCATCATGCGGAGTTTGTAGTAGATGGTTGGTTGGCGTACCCACACATGGACCTGGTCATCGTCGAGAACCAGCAATTCCAGTCGACCCTCGTCCAACAACTCATGGCCGATTACGCCCGCATTCCAGTCCTCGGCAAAAAGTCCGACGTGGACAAGACGACGCGTGCTCGAGCGGCAGCCGCGCGTTATGAGGGGCACAAGGTTTTCCACCACCGCTCGCTCGCTGGGTCCGAATTCGAGACGGAGCTGCTTAGCTTCCCGAAGGGCCACGATGACATGGTGGACGCTCTTGGATTCAGCATGGATTTGGGAGCCTCCACCTTTGTATTTGGAAAGTTGCGTCGATGAGCAGAATCCGTCAATGGCAATCGATCGAATTCCGGGACGGTACGCGGGAGGTCCCCGATCATTTGGCGATCTTGATGCGTGGTCTGGAGACTTTCCGACTTACCTATCGTGAGGCGCTCGAACAGGTCAATGGCGGGTTTTTGCGCGATTGGCTTAACGGCAAGCAGGATGATCTCCTGCGCCGCCATTTCCGTGAGAATAGCTAATGGCTGGTATTTGGGATTTCATTCTGCGGCGTGACCGTCAGGCCACGCCCAAACGGCTGCCGAGCGCGCAGGCCACGGTGTTGACCACCCAAGGCCGGGTCCATAAGGCGCATGCCGCACTGTTCCGCAACTGGGCCGAGCATTCGGAGTGGATCCGCGCCGCGATCGACCTGCGTCGGAAGCAGGTCTCATCGGCCGAATGGGACATCGTGGCCTTCGATCCCGATGTGAAGGTCGACAACCGTCGCCTGCAGCGTCGGATCAAGGAGCTATTCGATCGGCCCAATCCGGCGCTCGATTCATTCCGCTCCTTTATTGAGCCGGTGGTGGAGGATCTGCTCGTCCTTGACGCAGGGGTGATTGAAAAGGTCCGCAACCTCAAGAACGAGCCGCGTCAGCTATGGACCGTGGACGGCGCCCAGGTGCGGGTGAGTGCAACCTGGGATGGCTCGGACCCCAACGAGGCGCGCTACTTCTGGTACCCCGATGGCTTCGAGCGTGCACGCTGGACCAATGATGAGATCGTGTACGTCATGGAGAACCCACGTAGCTACCTGCCGGTGGGGTTGTCCAAGATGGAAACGCTGAAGATGACGATCGATGCCGAGCTGGCGGGACATGAGTACAACCGCCGCCAGGTGCTGCAAGCGGCGCCGGATGGCATCTTCGACATGGGCGAAGGCGTGCGTCCCGAACAGGTTGACGAATTCGAGAATTACTGGAACACCGAGGTGGCCGGTCGCGGGGCGATCGCCTTTATCGGTGGCAGCAAGAACGCCAAGTTTATTCCCTTCCGCGCCAATAACCGCGATATGCAGTTCTTGGAGTGGCAGATCTACCTTGTTCGCAAGGTCGCCGCAGTCTTCGGGGTGTCTCCCCAGGACTTAGGGTTGACGATGGACGTCAACCGCGCCAACGCCGAGCAGCAAGCGGAGAATACCGAAGACCGAGGACTGCGGCCACTGCTCGCCCTTATTCAAGACTATCTCACCCGTGAAATCGTGTGGGATGACGCCTTTGGCGGTCCCGCCAATAATCTCGCCTTCCGCTTTACCCGTCTGAACCTGAAGGAGACCCTCTCCAAGGCGCAGATCAATGAATTGGCCCTCGCCAAGGTGCCGTGGAAGACGATCAACGAAGCCCGCAAGGAAGACGGCCGCGAGCCGATCGGTCCTGACGGCGACGTGCTGATGTTTAACACCTCCACCGGCGTAGTGAAGCTCGAAGACGTGCCCACTGCCCGAGAGGTGCTCGAAGCGAAGAAGCCTGCTCCTCGACCAGGCGGAGCGCCGGGATCCAACTCGGCTTCCTCAAAGTCTGGCGATCCGAGCGTCAAGGAGTAACGCATGGTTGCCTCTCTCTCAGTCCGGGTCTATACCGGCACCAACGCTGGCACCGAGTCCAGTGCCGTGACCGGCATCGACTTCATCAGCGCCGATAACGCGACCAACTCGCTGGCCAACCGCCAGGCGAACCCGATCACGGTCGGCACCAACAGCTATGAGAAGTGGCTGAAGCTCAAGATCGACACGGCCCCGGCCAATGCCGTGACCAACTTCAAGCTGTGGGGCGATGGCGCGGTCCAGAGCTCGACCACGCTGATGTTCACCGCGGCCTACGTGACTGGCACTACGCCGGTGTCGTCGGCCTCGTCGATCGCGAACACCACCTTCACCAACTTCACGGCTGGCAACAAGGCCACCTGGGACTCCGCGTCCTATTCGGCCACCAACGCCACCACCAAGTACGCCGTCTTCCAGCTGCAGGTGGGTGCCACCGCGTCGCCAGGAAACTGGACGCAGGAAACCATCAACTACAGCTACGACGAGACCTAGACCGCCGAGGGCGCAGGCCATGGATCAGCTAATGGTGTGCTCCGATCCAATCCAGATGGAGATGCTGCGCATCTTCATCGGGGTGGGCATCGTGTTCCTGATCGTGGCCTATGCATTGGGGAAGCCGGCCTGCGCCCAACACGGCATCCATCCAGATCAGTGTAAGTCTCAACACCGCGACTAAACCCCTATTAGGAGTGAGGCGTGAGCCTAGTCGTCTTGTGCCCGTCGCGGAACCGACCGTGGCGTGCACTCGAAGCCTTCCAGTCGTATGAGCAAACCGCGGCCGATCCGCGGACGGAGATGCTCTTCGTCGTTGACGAAGACGACCAGCATCTGGCGAGTTACCAATTCCACGACCTGCCGCTGATGGTCATTCCGCCGCAGGGTGGGATGGTGGCGGATCTGAACTACGCGGCCAAGGCGGTGCTCACCGACCCGACCGTGACCTATCTGGGCTTCGTCGGGGACGATCATCGCTTCCGCAGCTCCGGCTGGGATCGTTCCTTCCTCGACACGCTCACCGCCAATGGTGGCGGTTTCGCTTACGGCAATGATCTGTTCTGGCCGCACGGCGAGATTCCAACCCAGATTTTCGTCAGCGCCCACATCGTGACGGCGCTGGGGTATTTCGCTCTTCCGCAATGCAAGCATCTCTACGTCGACAACGTATGGCGCGAACTGGGGGAAGGTGCCAACGCCCTGTTCTACTTCCCGAACATGGTGATCGAACACCTGCATCCAGCAGCTGGCAAGGCCGAGTGGGACGAGCAGTACCGCTTGGTGAATAGCGAGGAACGCTATGCCGCTGATCGACAGGCGTTCGAGACATGGCTGGCCACCAAAGCACCGGAGGATATCGAGATTGTCCGAAGCGCCATTGCTCGCTCCATTCTCGTTAACCGAGATCCAAGCTAAAGGCGGCCCCGTCTTCCCGAACACGATCCCGTTTGAGCACATCACCTTCGCCATCGTGGTGTGGAATGACCAAACCCGGCTGCATCAGCTACTGGACTACGTGCGGCCCTATTTCTCCACCCTCGCCGTGGTGGTGCAGCAGTCCGATGACAGCACGATGCGGGTGGCCAAGGAAATCGCCGACATCATCGCGGTCGATGCGCATCGGGGCTACGGCGACGCCAGTTTCGGGCCCTTGCTGCTGCCGATGATCAAGACCGAATGGACGTTCAAGGTCGATGTCGACGAGTGGCCTTCGGTGCAGTTGTTGGAGTCGCTGTCCAGTGCGACCTGGAGCTGTGAGCAGGACCAGCGCTTTCATGACGGCGCCTGGATCCCATTCCGCTCGAGCGTCGACGACATTGAATACGAGGAGCAGCACGGGCATCTGCGCCTGTTCAGCACCTCGCTGGGGTGGCCCGCCACCCTTCACAGCCGACCGATGACTTCGCGAACGCTGTACTGGCATACCGGGCATATCCGGCACGACCGGACGCTCGACGAAATGATGCAGGACTACCTGCGCTATTGGAATGTGGGGCGTGGCAACGCTGGTTGGGACGCCCACAACAAACTGATGATGTACCACGCCTGTGTCGGCACTGCCGAAAAGAAGGGGTGGGACTACGTCAGATCGTTTGATTGGTGGCCTCGCGTGGAGGCCATCGCCTTTGAGGAGTCGAAACCATGGCTGCAGCCCTAGCAATCACGCCTGCGTCCGGGTCGATCACGGCCACGGTGTCGGTGTGCCGTATCAACGTGACCGGCGCGGATCCGAACAAGGTCGATGGTAGCGAGAACCGCTACAAGATCGTCGCCTCGTGCACCGGTGTGGATGACCTCGTGAGCCACGAATTCAACGTGAATGGTGGCAAGCACGAGTGGAACAACCTGATCTTCCCCGAGGCGGGGAGCTGGACCCTGGATCTGGTGGACCTGTCTGATGACAGCGTGGCCGCGACCGCGGCGGTGACGGTCGCCTAATTGTCCAGCCGACGCCGTCTGTATCCCGAGCAGGCTGTGGATTACCGCAGCCTCGCTCGCCATAACTCGGAGTTCACCGACCATGTCGGGCGAACCCTCGCTACGGCGGCGGCCATCGCCTTCACCCAACCCAAGACGGTCTGCGACCCCGCAGTCGGAGACGGCTCGATCCTCGATGCGGCCTATGCTCTGCACCCCTTCCAGCGGGCCTACGTGTCCGATCTGTCTGAACCGAATATCGAGCGTATCCATGGCAAGACGTGGCCCAAACAGGCAGCGGTTAAGGACATTACTCAGGCCATCGTGGATCTGCCGGAAAAGGTCGACACCTTGGTCCTTACAGAAATCCTGGAGCACTTGGAAGATCCCGATAGCGTGGTCGCCCAAGCCCGCCGCAAGGCGGACGTCCTCATCGCCTCCTCCCCAGTAGAGGAGCCGGATGGCATCAGCAACCCTGAGCATCTGTGGAGTTTCGGGCGGGACGGGTACCAAGACATGCTGCGTGAAGGAGGGTGGATCCCGTTTAGCTACACCGAGATCGGCTTCCCGGGGGATTGGCGCTTGTATTACACCTTTCAGATATGGGTAGCACGATGAAGAAAGACTTCTGGGAGCTCATGTCGCTGATCGGCATCCCGGGCCTGATGTTGATCGCGGTGCTCTTCACCCTGACCTGGTTCCTAGCGGAGCAGCTGAAGTGAGTGAATCCATTCTGGTGCGCGCCATCGCTGCCGTCCTGAGCGTGGTGATCTGCGCTGGCATCGTGATGGTGCTGTGGAATTTCGTCTTTAGTCGTGCGATTGGCATTGGCGCCTTGGATTACTGGGCCAGCCTCGCGTTGGTGCTCATCCTGCGCTTCTGCTCACCGCCACGCTGGGAGAACACGTGAAGGTTCTGATTACCGGCGCCGCCGGTTTCCTCGGTCGCCACTACACCCGCTATCACCTCGAGCAGGGGGACGAGGTGACCGCGGTTGATGATCTCTCCAATGCCACCGAGCCAGAGTTCCCGATTACAGTGGCCGATGCCGGAGCGTACCTCCTCGATGGAACCCCTCATTTTGACCGTGCTTACCATTTTGCTGCTCCAGTTGGTGGACGACTGAAGATCGATCTCGACCCACTGTTCAATGCCGACTCATTACGTCTGGATTCGATCTTCTTCCGCTGGGCAGTGAATAACACCAAGGTCGCGATCTACCCTTCCAGCTCGGCCGTGTATCCGGTCTATCTACAGCAGGCCGACAATTTCTACCCGTTGCGGGAGGAGATGTTTGTTCCACGTGAAGCGACTTGGGGCACTCCTGATCAAATGTATGGGTTTACCAAACTGGTTGGCGAATTTCTGGCCTGGAAAGCCAGCGTATATGGACTATCCACGCTCTGCCTACGACCCTTCAGCGGATACGGCGAAGGTCAGTCCTTTGAGTATCCCGTCCCCAGCATCGTCCGCCGCGCGCTCCGCGGCGACAACCCCATTGATGTCTGGGGACCAGGTGACCAGAGCCGCGATTTCATCCATGTGGAGGATCTGGTACGAGGAACTATGGCGCGCCTCAGCGCGGGGGTTCGCGGATATAACGCACTGAACCTCGGTTCCGGGATCCCCACCACCTTCACCCAGGTGGCGGTCATCGCCGCCGAGCTGGTGGGCTACTCACCGCAGATTCGGCCGCAGCCGGATAAGCCAGTGGGGGTCATGCATCGTTATTGCGACCCGACCGAGATGCTGCGCTACTACCGGCCGCAGATCACCCTCCCGCAAGGGTTGCAGCGCGTGCTGGAGGAGGTTGACCGTGCCCCGGATCGTGAATGACGGGCCGGCGCCCGATCTGGCGGTCTACACCATGCACAGCGAGGGAACCGACATTGGGACCATCGCGATTCCGGTGCGGGATCAAGTCAACGCCGCCACCACCACCAGCTTGGTGATGACTGATTACAGCTTCCTGCAGCAGGGCCAAACGATCGAGCGACTGATTGTGCAGGGCAGCGTGCTGACGCTGCAGCGCAACGAATGCATCCAGCGCATGAAGGGCGACTGGCTGTTGTTTATCGACGACGACATGGTCTGGGACCCGGACATCATTGGTCGCTTGATCGCGACGCGCGATGAGCATGATCTGGACATGCTCGGCGCGCTCTGCTATCGGCGCAGTGCTCCGCATCAGCCCACCTTGTTCATGCGCGAGGGGCCGACCTACGGGCAGTACAACTACCTCGAACGATGGGATGACGACATCATCGAGGTCGACGCCACGGGGATGGCCTTCATCGTGATCCACAAGCGTGTCTTCGAGCGTATCGCTGGGACGGAGATGCCGCCCTACGATGTGCGCGTCGGCATGAAACCGCCCAACTTCTTCCGTTGGGAAGGCGCGCTGGGTGAAGATCTCCGGTTCTGTCAGGACGCCCGGGCGGCTGGCTGCCGGATCTGGGTCGACACCCGCCTGGAAATTGGCCATGTCGGCGAACGCGTCATCCGTCGCCGCGACTTCCTTCTTGAACATGCGTTTCGCGACGAACTCGAGCTTGATCGCCGCCGGCGACTGAATGACCGAATGAACCTCACCACCCTCGAACCTGACGAGGCGCTGAAGGAGCTTATGCATGGAATGGCACGGTGACCTGCCGGTCTACCTGATGATCTTTGTTGAGAACGAGCGCATCACGGTCGACCTTGATGAGCGCGGCTGGAGCGAAAAATATGCGGCCTATATGCGCGCCCCCGGCTATTGGTTCTTGTTTGCGAAGGATCGTGAACGGCCCATCTTCGAGATGACCGTCAAGGAGGGCGAGCAGCCGTATTACACCCGTCGTACGGTCGGTATCGCAGGCAGTGGCG